TAGTAGTGCTGAACCGACCGGGGCTGGTCAATACTGGGTATGACTATTCCCAGGGACAGGGGCTGTTGGGACTCAACGGACTGCTGTACTTGGTGTACGGGGACAAGTTTGAGCTGAGCGCCTATACCGGCACTCCGCTTCCTGCGTACATATACATAGGGGATTTGGTCGGCGGCTACTACGCCATGATAGATAATCCCCCCACTTCCCCTGGGCCGGGAGACGCTTATTGGAGCGCCAGCGCTCCTGGGGCTACGCGGTACAGGTCTGTCATCTACCCCGATCCAGGGGTAGGTACTCCCATAGCCATGGAAAGTAGCGGAACCTCTCCTTGGATTCAATCTCAACTGCAGGGGCCTGTGGCAGCCTCGGAAGCTGCCACGATCAAGAAGCTGCAGAGTGATGTATCCGCCGCAGCGACGAAGATGGCGTTCCACTGAGTCGGGGTGGGGACCGGAGTCAGATTGGCGCGCAAGTTGCTGGAGAACGGGTTGTCCCGGTCGATGACATTGGTGTGTTTCCAGAACCGCTGGCGCTTGGCGGTGAGCAGGGCCACGGAAGCGTCGATCTGGGTCTCAGTAATCCCGGCGTCAGCGCACGCCTGTACCAATTGCCACTTGGCGACCGTGGGGCGAGGGTCGGCAATGATGTCGGAGTCCGTGCGCGCTTCCCAATGATTGCCGGCCTCGTCAAATACCCATACCACTTGGCCTCCTGTTGCCTCAGCAGCCGCTTTTGTCGCGAATCGTTGAATAGCCATTAGTATTCAACCTCCAAAAAGGCGCTGATCAACGTAAGGAATCCAGCCGCCGCCGATACTGAACCCTGCAAAGAAAAGGTCTGATCAAGGCTTAAGTCAAAGGTGCCCGATGCAAGAGTACCGGCCCCTATTTGGTCTGGGGACGCAGCAGCATATGCTTTGCCTGCGTCGTCAAAAGTTATAGAGACGCGATAAGCACCTTGAGATGCTGTAGTTGTAGATGACAGCCCCAACTGGGAAGTTCCGATGAGGTTCCTTATGTTCTTTGTAGTAGCTGTATTGTCTCCAGAACGAAACGCGTTGGACGTAAGCCTACCATACGGTCGTATAGTGCCTCCTGGAACTACAACGGAGCACAAACTTGTCAAGGTGGTGTATGCCGCTGCCGCGTTGATGCTCTGACTGCCGAAGTCGGCCCCAGGGGCTGAGAACGTCAGGGTATCGACGTCGGGAATGGATACGATGGAATCGTACCAGCCCGCTGCGAGGCTCGCTGACCCAGGGTAGAAAAACCGGAACCCTTGGTAAGTTGCCCCAGTAGTTATGCCGTGAGCCGTAGCGGTTATGGTTACCAGCCCGTTGCTTCTGGACGCCGTGGAGTTGGCGACTAGCGAGGCCAACATACACTTCTTGAATCCCGGAAATCGGATATACCTGAGAAATCCACCAGCACTCGGCGTGTTGTCGTCATCGAACACGTTGGAATCAGCGACAGAAGCCACCCCCGCTTGCCACAACGATTTGGCCCTATCGTAATCCAGAGAGTACGAACTGCCGGCCACCAGCGGAATGCCGTAGTCGTCGCACCGCCCGTTCTGGAGAATTGTTACAGTTACGTTTGCCATGAAACTCTCCTAGGTTGGGGCAGAGGTTTCCCCCTGCCCCGTTACGGTTACGTGGTGTAATACTTGACGGACAGCTCGGGGTACGTTGCCGCCCAACCGAACAGGACGTCCAGACGCATGATGCTGTTGTCGTTCACGCCGTCGTAGAACTCCGTCACCTTGATGGTGTAGCCCTTGTAGGTTTCCTGGGCAACGTCGATGACGCCCTTGCCGCCCGGAGGTGCCCACATCGGGACCATGGCCAGCGTGAACGCATCCTTGTGAAAGGCGACGTTGGTCTGGTAGCCGGTAGAGGCAGCGCCGACAATGACGTACGGGGCAGCAGTGGTCGGGCTGGCCGTGACGTTCTGGAACGCGCCGGAGGTGACAATGGCCGGGCTGATGGGGAGTGAGGTGGACCCTACCAGGACGTCAGCGGTGATCACGAACTGGGCGAGAACGCCGGTGCTGGTGCGCGATTGCGGGTTGACGGCAAACACACCGGGAAGCGTGATGACCGTACCCTTGGAAAGCGTACCGCCTGCGGTGGCCACAACGGTGATGGCGGAGCCAGTCTGGCCCGCACCGTTGATGTTGGTGGCCGTGGCCGCGCCGTTGGTGTGGGTGTCGACGTTCTGGTCCATGGCGTAAGCCAGACCCAGACTGTCAACCATCAAGCCGCTACCGAACTGCTTGCCGATCGTTGCTTGCGCATTGAACAGGCCGGCGAAGCCCTGGATGGCCGCGCTGTTGAGACCCGGACCCATCACGAAGCCGCGTTGCTTGTCGCGGGCCGCGCCCATTTCATCCAGACGCCGATTGCAGTCGGTGATCGCCGCGAGGGCCAGGGCCTGCGTGGTCGGGAGAGCGCCGGTAGGGTTGAGGGCGTTGAACGTGTTGTAGTGGGCCAACTGCAGGCCCTGCCGGTCGATCTCGTTCGCAACGGTGGCCATCGCCGCCTGGAGCTTGTCTTCCAACTTGGTGAGGCTCAACGTGCGTTCGAGCGAGGTGAAGTTCAGGTCAGTACCGCCCTGAGCCAGCGTCAGCGGAATCGTGGTCTCGACGGTGGCCTGCGGAACAGCGACGCGACCCGACCGATAGGTGTAGCGCGGCGGCTTTTTGATGTTGATCGTCTGGCCGGGAGCGTACCCACGGGACTGGTTGCTGGTGAATTCGGCTTCCCAGTCACGATTGACCATCGTGCTGAACGAAAGCATGTTCTCCAAGATGGCCAAGGATTCCCTGGCGACGATGGAACAGGTGACGAGTGTGTTGCTCATTGCGTTTCCTTATGAAATGAAAGTTATCGCGCCCAACGTGCGCCTTGTTTGGCCCGCATAGCCCGATACGCCTCGTGGTCCATCTTCGCAGGGTCACCAGGAATGGTGGCAGATGACCTTGTGGTTCTGGCTGGAGGCGGTGGGGCGGAACGGGATGTTCCAGGTGAGGACTTCTCAAGCGCAGCCTCGATGCGACCAATTTCACGTGCAGCCGCTATTGGACTCAGCCTATTCAGCTTCTCCGCCAGTGCCGGATTCTTTGCAAGGTGATACGCAACTTCCGGCCCACGGTCGGAAGTCAGAATTGCATCGGTGATGTAAGGGGCCACAACCGTGTCGGCCCCGCCCATTACTTCATCGTAGTCCGCGATGGACTTGCGAACGGTTTCCTGCTTGCTGGCCCAGCCCTTGGCCAGTTCCATGGCTTCCGCTTGCTGACGCTCCTGGGCCGTGGCGGCTCGCTGGTGGTGCACCACTTCACTTACCTTCTGGGTGGTCTTCCAATCGGTCAGAGCCTCGATGTAGGTTTCGTAGTCAGTAAAGTCCGCAAGATTGGGCTTGGCAACCGGTTCACCAGGGGTCTGGACAGGAGCTTGCTGAGATTGCGGACGAGAACCTTCTGCGATTCCCCTCCAATAGGCGGCTTCGCGCTCCGCATCATACTTGGCCTTTGTGATCTCGTTGATCCGTTGCTGGGCCGATTTCTTTCCCCGCTGCGCTTCTTGGGACTCAGGCTCATGGTCTTCTTGAGGCTCGGGCTCCAGTACCTCAGGCTCCAGTACCTCAGGCTCCTGAGGTTGAGTTTCTACTTCGGGCAGTGCTACGTCATCAGGCATGGTATTCTCCACGATGGCCTATTGCGCTTGGTTCCCCTGCTGGCCGGCAGAGGAAGCGGTGTCGTTCTCTTGAATGTCTTGCTGCACGTCCGCCGTTAGGGCGGGCGGTGGTTGCATTGCCTGAAGCTGCAGGGCAATCCAGCTCTTGAGCTCTTCGACATCCATCTTGCTGGAGTTGTTCATCCTGGCAATCTCGATGTCCTTCTTCGCCTTGATTACCTCAACCCGCTCCCCGGAGGCTGCCTCCTGAAGTTGCTTCTCGAGCTCCTGGATATGCTGTGTGGCCTGATCCATCATTTGCTTGACTTCCGGCGGCAAGTCTTGGCCTTGCCCGTCTTCGGCAAGGAATTCGGGTGGAATGGTCTTGCGAATTCGGTCGGCGATAGTCTGAGCCCCCGGCCAGTCCATGGACTTGACCACTTCATCGCCCGCCACGTCCATTAGCTTCGGCCAATTCCCGCTGAGCTCCATCATTGCCGATCTTGATTCGTCGCGCAGGGTGGAGAAGCTTGGGCCAGCCTGTACCGTAACATCGTACTTGCCCACCGTGACGTCATTGATCACCTGTTGAACTGCTTGAATGGTTCCTTGATCGTCTTGGGTCAGTTCAGGAGTACCGGGCTGGTTGATCTTCGCATGGCCCACCTTATCATCTTTCCCGATGACCCGAACGATTCGCGGCCCCGAGTACACCTTGGGGATCATGTTCACCAAACAACGCCCGGCGTGGCGCACCGTCCTGCTCAGGTTGTCGATATAGTGAAAGTTGGAAAGGTCGCCCTGTTTCTTGCGCGAGTTGATCGCCAGCCCGCTCGTTTCATTGCCCCGCGCGCCCAGAGAGGCGTCGTAGATTCCCGTTACCGCCTTGATTTCGTCCGAGGCGTGCATTGCCATTTGGAGTACGCCCTGAGGAACGTCCGCCATAGGTTGGCGAGCAGGCGGGGGAGCGAGTACCCCGTTAACGGTCTTGGGCTTGTACTCCAAATAGGAGAAGGTTCGAACATTGGCCTGTCTCCATTCCTCTTCGTGGCCTGCGAACTGCCCCTCAGCCCCGATGTAGGGGGTCTTGGGCCGCATGCTCACTTCCTCAGTGGCCGACGTCATCCAGAAGTCGTACATCATGGCCGAGTCTTTGGAGTCGCGGATGATGCCTGAGTAGGTAACCTTTCCGTCGATATCCACCTCGGTGCCGATCACCAAAAACACGGGGATATACGAGCAGGGGATTTCCGTTTCGTCCAGGACGTCCAGGAGGCGTGGTTCATACTTGATGGGGTTGGCTTTGCCGGGCACTTTATCATCGAACCCGGCCATTTTCCTCCACATCACTTTGCGCTTGAACGACGGGCGTTCCTGGAGAACAGACACCCCCTCAGGGAGCTCGATCAGGTCGCTCTTGAACCCCACTTCCCCGTTGGTCAGCTTCAGCAGGGTATCGGGGGTTTCCTCTATGCTGTAGTACTCGAGAACGAGCACCAGCTTATCCTCGTCGTCGTCGTTGATGGCGGTCTGAACGGACTCCGCCTTGGGGTAATCGCGCTTGAGCTCTCGCCGGGACATGCTGGTCTCGACAAAACAATATTGCATGTCGCTGCCATCGGGGTTTTTGGTGGACGGGTCGATGTGGACTGAGAAGACATTGCGAATCCTGTCGAACTTGATCACCTGATCGAACGAGTCCGGGGCCTCATAATCAGTGATCAGCCGGAAATATCCGAATCCCACAGCCGCCGCAGAATGAACGGACGTGTCGTAGCAGATGTCCGCGTTGCTGGCGTACTCGATGTGACGAATCATCCCCTCCAGCACTTCGGACAGCTTGGGGTCCGCCGCGTCATCCACCGGGTGAACGTGAATGCTCGGGCGGTTCTGGCGTTGATCGTTGGTGATCTGCCGCAAGAACGCCGGATGCTTGTTGATGGTCAGGCAGGGGCGCTTCTCGATGGTACGCTGACGCTTGGAATCCTCGGGCCAGTGCTCGCCCTTGAGGAACTTCAAATCGCTGCGAGCGTCGTTGAAGTTGTCATTCTCGGCGGTGCGGCAAATCCCAAGCCGTTTTTCGGCTTGTTTGAGGAGATCGTCGTCTTTGTCGCTCATCGTTGGGTACCGTTCAACTGCAGCAATTGATTCAGGGCGATGCCACCAGCGGTTCCGCCAGCAATAAGCCCAAGGAGTCTCGGGTCGGCGTATCCCAGCAAATCAGGGTCACCTCGTTTGGCCGGGTCGAACGCCGCAAACCGGGAGCGGATATTCTGCGGAGGGACCATGTGACTGGTGCTGCCAATGTCTTCCCAATCATTAACATACGGCGCATTACTATGTTTGCTAGCAAACTTTTTGCGGATAGCCTTTATTTCCCCCTTCGGCAACATGTCACGAAGCACGTTGTCGAGCCCAATTACTGGGAATGAAGAAACCTCACTGGGAGGACGAGCCATCCCCAACAGGTTGTCCATCATTTCTGATTCCCACAAAGGGTTCCCATCGGGGGTTGTCATGGGCCGATCATTGACAAACTTTACCGGATATGTGGCCCCTCCGATTCTTCTCCCCGGACCTTGGGTATCACCGAATCTAAGGCGAGCCGCCTCTTTAGTTCCGACGTGGGTGCCCACAAAATCCAGATCGCTTGCCCCCCAATCTTGTATCATTGACTTATAGCCAATGGGATTCTTCAACGGGTCCAATTCGCTCACTTCGTCTTTGGCTTGGCTGTAGTGGTACCCCTCGCCCTTGAACCCCATGGCGGCAGCTCTCTCCTCCGCCGTGTTGTTCGGTCGAAGCCCCAGACCGCCCTCACTGACTGGTTTGGCAGCATTGCGCTGGGCCGTCAGAAATGCCAGGGCCCTTTCTTCCGGGTTATGCGACAACCCGGACTTCCCAGCAGACTTTATTGCGCCCATTAGGACGGCACCTTTGCCCGCCAAAGCCGCCAGTTTCGTCCCGATACCGGTAGGGAGCCATTCTTCCGGCGCAACGTGCCCCAGGCCCGGTTCGGGAAGACCGGACCGGATATCCCACTCTGGCTCCTTGGGGGCCGGGGGAATGTTGCGAAGTCTTTCAGGAATCCTGTTATGATCCACAACATCGTTGTAGGACACCTTCCTGCTGTCGCGCAACAAATCCAGGAGGGTCGGCATCTAGCTCACCACTCTTGACACTGCTTTTGGCAGCCTGACCATCAGGATTGGGTCTTCCTGAAACTTCAAGAACCCGAACTTGGAGTACCATTCTTCCAGCCATTTCGTGTCAGCCTGAAGAATGAGAGCGCCGCCGACATCATCAAAGTCACTGCAAACCTTTTCAATGATCGCACGTCCCCTCCCTTCTCCCCGGATGCCGGGTTTAACGAACACCGAACTGATTTCAGCCACGAGGCCCTGAATGGCAACCGGCAGGGCCCTGCACTTACCGACCACCAGGGAGGCCCCGTTCATCTCCAACAGGAATTCTCTCTCAGTTTTCAGGACATCCACGCGTGACCACCGGGGGCGATGTGTGAATCTTCTTCGGGTTCTTTGTTGAATGGCTCGGTGATCATGATTTCCGAAGCCGTCATGGACAGATAGCGGGTGCAGTCCATCAAGTGGTCATTGACTTTTACCACCTGTCCTTTTTCGTCTCTGCGGTAAAGCCGGAATTCCGAGAGCCAGTTCGATAGGCTCTTGGATACTTTCATCTTCCCGTACGACAGCCTCTGCCATACGTTGTATATTCCGGCTTCCTTGGCGTTGATGGCGGTGACCAGGGGGAGACCTAAATCGACATATTGCTGCATAAGCTGCTCGCCGTCCCTCTGCGATCGGCCCCTGGCAGCAGGGTCGATGCACCCCGGAATCCACTTCCCGCGCCCCTTGATGGCTTCGGCATGCACAGCCGGTTCTGCGTGCGATCTGTAATGCTCGCTATACAGATAGATGGTGTCGGAGTCCCTGTCGTGGGCTCCCCAGATCGCCGCCGTCCTGTTCCAGCCGACGTCCAGTGCAAACCCTCGAGGCCAGTGTTTGGGGATGGCGAAGTCCGGAACGATGATTTCGCTTTCCTGCACCGGGTAGATGGCCCCGGACCCCAGCTGAGGAATCCCCCTGGACCGGGAATCTCTTTGAAACGACGGAATCGACTCCAGGAGTTGTTTTTTGGACGACTCGGTGAGGTGAGGAACGTCGTCCCAGCTGGCCATGACGGAAAACTTCGAGGAGGACTCGTCAATTTCCGGGTCGACGTCGGACATCTTTCCGCCCGGAAGGAACGACAGGACCACCTCCGACATTCCCATCAGGGGGGTGAAGGTAAGCATCACCAGCCCATTGTTGGTCATCGTCCGCATCAGGCACTCGGTGTACACGTCGAGGGGCGGCTCCTCGTCCAGCAGAATCACGTCCTGCTCCGTCCCCTGGAACGCTTCCCTTCTCTGGTCGTAGGACTTCAGAGTAAGCCTCGAAACGCCCCCATGAATGTGCTTGACCATGATAATTTCGACGGCATCGGCAATCCCGGCCTTGTTCATGACCTTTACGATGCTCGTCTTGGGGATCAGGCCCGTCCCCATATCCCCCAGGGGGCCTAGGAGCTTTTCTTGGAGGATATCTCGAACAGTCTTTCCGGTATCACCAGCCGCCCATGCCTTGATGGGCCTGTTAAACCGTCTTCCGGTCCACCAGGATGGGTATTCGCCGTTCAGGTGGAGTACCAACTCGTATCCCCCGACCCCTTCCGTTTTCCCAACCCGGTTCGCGGCCATCATCATGCGCTCGCGATATCTCGAACCGGCCTCGAAGAATTTCAAATGCTTCGGGTAAAGCTCTCTGCGCAGGGGGCCGGTGTCCGGGTAATACGTTCCTATCTTCCGTTCTCTGGCACGACGGTACCTCTCCGCTACGGCGGCAGCAAGGGCTTCTCTGGAAACCATAGCCGTCATTTGAGGGGCTCCGTTACTTCGGACAGGGGTTCTTGGGTGGTTTCGGAAGTGGGTAAGGCTTCTTCGGGAACTCCACTGATCATCCCTTCCATCGGGAAAGTGTGCAGCTTGGCTTTGATGAACTCGATCGTCTCGATGCCACCTTCGGTGTAGTGAGCGGGGTTGTTGACTGGATCGGCTGGCTTCTCAAACATACTAACGGGGGGCTCGTCATAAAACGTATCCTCGGCTATACCTTGTGCGCGAAGTCTTGCTTTTATCTCAGCGACCTTTTTAGGAGTCACCAACAAACGCGAGTCTTTGTACACAGGAACATTGCCCATAATGTCACGAATCACCTCTGGGTCTGATGTCATCATACGGCTCTTGGGCTTAGCCGCTTGTGCAGAAAGTTCAGCAATACGCTCGGGTGATAGCGCCGCTTTCTGAACCTCGCCTACGGCGTTCCAATACTTGTCTACTTCTGCTTGCGCTTTTTTATCCATGTACTCTTGTATGGATTTATTTGAAGTACTTATGGAGGTAACG